ATGCCCAACACAAACTCTCTCCCCCTGCGCCCCTATCAGCAGCGGGCGAAAGAACAGATCCATACAGAGTGGGAACAGGGGCGGCTGCGCACGCTGCTGGTGCTGCCCACCGGCACCGGCAAAACCATTGTGTTTGCTGCCGTGGCCGAAGACCAGGTGCGTGCCGGGGACCGGGTGCTGATCCTGGCCCACCGCGGCGAACTGCTGGAACAAGCCGCCGACAAGCTGCAAAAATCAACCGGCCTGGGCTGCGCGGTGGAAAAAGCCGAACAATCCTGCCTGGCCAGCTGGTACCGCGTTGCCGTTGGCAGCGTGCAAAGCCTGCAGCGCCCCCAGCGGCTGGAAAAGTTCCCCCACAATTATTTCAGCACCATCATCATTGACGAAGCCCACCATGCCGTGACCGACGGCTACCGCCGCATTCTGGACTGGTTTCCCGCGGCCAAGGTCCTGGGCGTAACGGCCACGCCGGACCGCGGCGACCTGCGCAATCTGGGCGAGGTGTTCGACAGCCTGGCCTATGAGTACAAACTCACCGATGCCATCCGGGACGGCTTTCTGTGCCGCATTATGGCGCAGACCATCCCCCTCAGGCTGGACATCTCCACCGTGGGCATGTCCGGCGGGGACTATGCCGTGGGCGAGCTGGGCAGCGCCCTGGACCCTTATCTGGACCAGATCGCCGCCGAAATGGCGCACTACTGCAAGGGGCGCAAAACCGTTGTCTTTCTGCCGCTGATCAAAACCAGCCAGAAATTCCGGGATACCCTGAACCGCCACGGATTCCATGCTGCCGAGGTCAACGGCCAGAGCACCGACCGCGCCCAGGTCCTGGCAGATTTTGACGCCGGAACCTACAACGTGCTGTGCAACAGCATGCTGCTGACCGAAGGCTGGGACTGCCCCAGTGTGGACTGCGTTGTGGTGCTGCGCCCCACCAAGGTGCGCAGCCTGTACAGCCAGATGGTGGGCCGCGGCACCCGCCTGCACGAAGGCAAAAAGGACCTGCTGCTCCTGGATTTCCTCTGGCTGACCGACCGCCACGAGCTCTGCCGCCCAGCCGACCTTGTGTGCGAGGACCACGCCGTTGCCCAGCAGATGACCGATAACCTGGCTGCCGCCGCCTGCCCGGAGGACGTGGAGGAAGCCGCCCGGCAGGCCGCCGAAGACGTGGTGGCCCAGCGGGAGGAAGCCCTTGCCAAACAGCTGGAAGAACAGCGCCGCAAACGCGCCCGCCTGGTTGACCCGCTGCAATACGAAATGAGCATCCAGGCCGAAGACCTGGCCGGTTATGTGCCCGCCTTTGGGTGGGAAGCCGGTCCCCCCAGCGCCGAACAGACCGCCGCGCTGGAAAAGCAGGGCATCTGCCCCGATGCGGTGGAATCCGCCGGCAAAGCATCCCTGCTGCTGGACCGGCTGAACAAGCGCCGGGATGAGGGATTAACCACCCCCAAGCAGATCCGCTGCCTGGAAAAATACGGCTTCCAGCATGTGGGCACCTGGAGCTTCAACGCCGCCAAGCACATGATCGACCGTATCGCCGCCTGCGGCTGGCGCGGCACCCCCAAGGGCGTGGACCCAAAGACCTATATGCCCTCTGCGGAAACAACCCCAATCTTTGACTTCGGATGGTAAACGGAATGGACAATGCAAATGATCTCAAGGAAGCCTTGGACTTTATCTCCCCGGCAAACTTGACCTATGAGGAATGGGTCACGGTGGGTATGGGGCTGAAAGAAGCCGGGTTCCCTGTCGCCGCATGGGAGCAATGGAGTTCCCGCGATGGCAGCCGGTACCACAAGGGCGAATGTGCCCGCAAGTGGGAAAGTTTCCGCGGCAATCCCAAACCGATCACCGAGAACAGCATTTTTGCCCTGGCACGCAATCACGGCTGGCCGGGCCCCGCCGGGCATGAGCTGGACTGGAACGACGCGATCTGCGCCCCCGGCACCCGGCCGGACGGCGTTGTGGTGGATACCCGCTGGCTGGATGTGCAGGAGCTGAACATCCCTGAACAATGGGACCCCGCCGACCAGCTGCGCCGCTACCTGCAGGCCCTGTTTGAGCCGGAGGACCATGTGGCCTATGTGACCGAAAGCTACCTGCGGGATGACCGCTATGCCCCCACAAAAGGCTGCTGGGACCGCACCGCCGGTCAGCTGATGGACGAGCTTGCCCGCTGCGGCGGGGACATCGGCGCTGTGGTGGGCGATTACAACCCCGCCGCCGGTGCCTGGATCTGCTTCAACCCCGTGGAGGGCGGCCGCAGCAACAACAATGTGACCGACTACCGCTATGCCCTGGTGGAATGCGACAACATGGAGCTGGAAAAGCAGCAGGCCATTATCCGCCAGCTGGAACTGCCCTGCGCGGCCCTGGTGTACAGCGGCAGCAAAAGCCTGCACGCCATTGTGCGGGTCGGCGCGCCGGATTATACCGAGTACCGCCACCGGGTTGACTACCTGTACGCTGCCTGCAAGAAAAACGGCCTGACGCTGGACGAAGCCAACCGCAACCCTGCCCGCCTATCCCGCATGCCGGGCATCCTGCGCGGCGGCAAAAAGCAGTACCTGCTGGAAACCAGCACTGGCAAATCCTGCTGGGAGGAATGGAAAGACTGGTTTGAAGCCTGCACGGACGACCTGCCTGATACCGAAAATCTTGCCGATGACTGGGCCAGCCTGCCGCCGCTGGCAGATGCCCTGATTGAAGGAGTGCTGCGCCAGGGCCACAAAATGCTTCTGGCCGGTCCCAGCAAAGCGGGCAAAAGCTTTGCCCTGATCGAACTGTGCATCTGCCTTGCCGAGGGTGCCCCCTGGCTTGGCCGCTTTGCCTGTGCGCAGGGCAAGGTGCTTTATATCAATCTGGAACTGGACCGCGCCAGCTGCCTGCACCGCTTCAAAGATGTATACGAAGCCCTGCACCTGCCGCCCCGGAACCTTGCCAACATCGACATCTGGAACCTGCGCGGTGCCTCCGTTCCCATGGATAAGCTGGCTCCCCGCCTGATCCGCCGGGCTGCCAAGAAAGGCTACCTGGCCGTTGTGCTGGACCCGATCTATAAAGTCATCACCGGCGATGAAAACAGCGCTGACCAGATGGCCAAGTTCTGCAACCAGTTTGACCTGGTCTGCCGGGAACTGGACTGTGCCGTCATCTACTGCCACCACCACAGCAAGGGTGCGCAGGGCGGCAAGCGCAGCATGGACCGTGCTTCCGGCTCCGGTGTGTTTGCCCGTGACCCGGATGCCATGCTGGATATGACCGAGCTGGTCCCCACCGATGCCATCCGGGAGCAGCTGCACAACAAAGCGGCCTGCGCCGCAGCCAAAGCCCTGCTGGATGCCCGCGGCCATGCCGATGCTTACGGCCCGGACGATGCCCTGAGCCGCAGCCGGATGCTGGCCATTGCCAAGGAACACCTGCCGCTGCCCGATCTGCACCGCCTGGATGCAGACACCGCGGCTGCCATCAAGCGCGCCGATGCCATGACTGCCTGGCGCATTGAGGGCACTCTGCGCGAGTTTGCCCGTTTTGACCCGGTCAACCTCTGGTTCGACTATCCCGTACACAAGCTGGACAGCGGCCTGCTGGAGGACCTGCAGCCAGAAAGCGATTACAAGCAGCTTGGCTCCCGCGGTGCCGCAAAGCGCTGGGGAGACAAAGATACTGCCGCCAAAAGCAAGCGTGCCGAACTGCGCACCGCCTTTGAAGCCTGCACCATGGATGGTAAAGTGACCATTTACAGCATGGCTGAATACCTGAACCTGAAGCCCGATACCGTGCGCCGACGCCTGAAATCCGACGGCGGATTTTGGATTGATGGCACCAGCGTGGGGCTGAAAGAGCCCGGAAACAACGGATAATATTTCTTATATTTCACGGAAAATAGCCGCTATCACAAATCCGTCCGAACTTCCGTATTTCGGAAAATAGCCGCTATCCGTACCAAATACGGACGGAAAATAGCCTTATATATAGTAAAAATCCGTCCGTGTGTTGGGGTATCCCAGAGGATGGGGCGTACACAGCCCCCATCCCTCCGGGAACCCACCCCAACACGTTGGCCACAAAAAAAGAACGAGGTGAAAATACATGCAATTTTTTATTCCCATGCAGCCGCCCACCACAACCCACAATGCCAAGCAGCTGCATGCCTTTATGCGCGGCGGAAAGCCCTGCGCCGTGTTGCACGACAGCCCGGAGCTGAAAGCCACCCGTGCCAAGCTGCACGCCTACCTGGCCCCTTATGCACCGCCTACCCCCTGCAGCGGCCCAGTGCGGTTGTTGGTCAAGTGGCTGTTTCCCACTGACGGTCGCCACAATGACGGCGAGTGGCGCACCACCAAGCCCGATACCGACAACCTGGAAAAAGCCCTGAAAGACGAAATGACCCGCCTGCACTTCTGGTGCGATGACGCATTCGTGTGCAGTGAGGTGGTTGAAAAGTTCTGGGCCGATACCCCCGGCATTTTCATCAAGGTGGTGGAATTATGATGCCTGTTTCAAGCGGAATGCGGTTCGATACCGAAAACAGCCGGTGCATCCCTGCTGAACGGATGACGCCGGAAGAGCTGCGCCAGCTGCACCGCCTGGCCATCGAGCGCCGCCCCGAAGCCTGTTTTGGCTGCGGGCTGGAACATGATTGTTTTGTGTATGGGCATGGATGTGCCGTCATCCGCAAAGCATTGCGGCTGTTGGGAGGTGGGGCGGATGCCTGTCTTTGATTCCAACTGTCTCTACATCATCCAATGCCTGGCCCTTGTGTTTGTCGCGGCCCCCTGCGTGCTCTTTGCGGGCGGCATGCTGATCTGTGGGCTGATGTGGTGCGGGCTGCGCATCACCCGCGCCATGCACCTGCGGCTGCTGGGCCTGCCGCGGTGTGGGCGTTGCCGCTACTGGGCCGCCGTGCAGTGCCCGCTGTACAGCCGCAACACGCCAAGCGATTTCTGCAGCCGCGGCGAAAGGTGGGGTGACTGATGGACATTCTGCTTTCGATCATCGGCAGCGCTGTTCTGGCCGCGCTGCTGGCCGCCGCCTACACCGCCGGGCTCTGCGCCGGAAAGGCCGCCGCCCATACGGACGAGGACGACGAACCGAAGATCTACATGGATCACACGCATGGAGGTGAGGATTGATGCCGAAATATTCCAATAAGCCCTGCGCCCGCTGCGGCAAAATGATGCTGCATGCCTATTGCAGCACGCGCTACTGCAAAGCCTGTGCCCCGCTGGTGCGCAGCGACAATGCCATCATCAGCCAGGCCAAACAGCGCAGCAAACGTGCCATGAGCGAGATCGCCCGCGTGGAACGTGCCGCCCGCGCCGAAGGCAAGACCTATGGCTGCTATGTAGCCCTGCACAAGCCGCGGAAGGGGTGATGCCGATGAGCAGACCGCATTATGGCTGGTGGGGATATGTAAAAGATATTATCCGCCGCTACCCTGCCCTTTGTGCGCAGGAAGCCGCCCTGCGTGAAACCTGCATCAGTCCGAATCTGAGCGGTATGCCCCACGGTTCCGGCACACCGTCTGACCCGGTCGCTGACGCTGCCCTGCGCGAGTTGCCGGAAGTCAACCGCCGGGAGCTGAACGCCGTGTGCCGCGCCATTGCCGAGACACAGGCGCTTGACACCGGCGAAGAGCGCCTGACCCTGATACGCCTTGTTTTTTGGGATAGGACGCATACACTGGAAGGGGCAGCAATACAGCTGCACCACTGCAGTCGTACCGCCGCACAGTGGCACGGGGACTTTATACGGTGTGTAGCAAAGCATTTTGGACTGCTTTAATTTAATCCATTTTGTATATTCCATATGCAATTCCTTGCCAATTTGTTATAATAATAATAGAAAGGGTGATATGTATGAGTTTAACTGCATTACAACTCGCAGAGTACACTATCCGTCGGGCTGCAGAAAAAGAAACACCCATTACTAACCTGAAACTGCAAAAAACACTGTACTATATACAGGGATATTCCCTGCGAGTATTCGATTCGCCTGCATTTGACGAAACGATCAGCCATTGGCAGTATGGCCCGGTCGTTCCAATTGTCTACTTTACCTACAGCACAAATGGAGCAGCTCCCCTATGTGTAAACGATGCTACAGATGTTCCCGCACTGTCAAAAGAACAATGCGATCTTTACAATAAAGTCATTGACAAATGTCTTTTTCTGTCTGCCCGTGCGCTGGTAGAAAAAACGCATCAGGAAACTCCATGGAAAGAGACTTCCGACCGTGAAATCATTTCACATGAGGAAATCCAAAAATTCTTCTGCCATTCAAACCCGTTGGAGCTTAGTTAAAAAATGGATAACGACCAGAAAAAAATGGATGATTTGCTCCGTATTTTAGATGAGCTGTTGGAATATCCTATCGAAACAAGCGACGACATTACGGATGCAGAATTGGAACATTATTATAATGAGTTCTGTACTATTTATTGTCATCATTTCCGCCACTGGTATTCTCTCCTTTCAGGCTATCTGGAAGAGAAAACACCCGATGTCTACTCCTATTTAAGCAACGGTATCCGGCTAATATCTGATTATGGAAAAACACATCATTCCCAGAAGGATGAAGTAAATGCCGGCATCGATAAATTGCTTGACCATGTTGACTTGGAAAGTATTCGTAATGACCGTATGCAAGCTGTCCAGTGTATCACAACGGAAACTCGAAACCTATATGCCAAAACTGCGCAACAAACCAAAGAGGCGCAAGAAAAGGCTTCGGAAGTGAAAAAAAGCGTTGAACATTTCCATGAACAGTCCATATCTATATTAGGTATTTTTTCCGCTGTGGTTCTGGCGTTCATGGGAGGGATCAGTTTTTCCAGCAGCGTGTTGGAAAACTTTGCTGCTGTTTCCATGTTCCGCCTGATTATTACCATTGTTTTATTGGGATTCGTAATATTCAATGCTCTTTTTATTCTTTTGCGCTTTGTTCTATACATCGTTCACATTGATTTTCCCGGCCAAAAAACTTCTTTTCACATAAAAGCCCTGAATATTGCGTTAGCGGTTATTTTGGGCATAACAATTTTAGCGTATTCTTTTGGTGCAGGAAGTATCCTTGAATCTTGGGGAGCAGCGCCCATTACCACATCTTCCTCGACCACAGTTTCTCCGTAAATCAAGTTTGCATTAAAAAGCCAAATTTCCATGTTATAATACTATCATCGAAAGCCGCAAGGAACGGGGCGACCGCCTTGCGGCTTTCGCGTTGACATTTTTGTCCTCTCCTTTTCCCTTATGGCCAGACGGTTCTTGCTCCCGTCTGGCTGTTTTTATGCCGCACAGCCGGCCCTTTGGCAGGGGCGCTGTGTTCCCAAGCAACGGCACAGCAAGGGTGCAAGGCCCTTGTGCGGCCCCACTCCCCGGCACCCGGCAAAGGCTCACACATTTACTCTCTTTCCTTTTTGTCCGTGTATGCCGGGATTTATCAAAACTTCAACCCCGCCAGACCCGGCGGGGTATTTTATTTCAGAAAGGCGGTGAAACATGGCATACAAACGCAACCCGGTTGGGCGGCCCCCGAAGTACAAGAGCGTGGAAGAGATCCAAGGCAAAATTGATGCCTATTTCACCGCCTGCAAGGGGCACCCCCTGATGAACCCGGATACCGGCGAGCCGTTCCAGGACAAATACGGCCTGCCCATTATTGTGGATGCCAAACCGCCGACGGTAAGCGGGCTGGCCCTGGCGCTGGGGTTTTCCTGCCGCCGGGACCTGAACGCCTACCAGGGCAAAAAGGAATTTTGCACCACGATTACGCGCGCGAAGGCACAGTGCGAAGCTTACGCCGAAGAACGCCTGTTTGACCGGGACGGCACCAACGGCGCGCAGTTCAGCCTGCGCTGCAACTTTGGCTGGAACGACAAGCCCGCCGAAGCACCGCCCCCGCCCACTGATGACGGCTTTTTGACCGCAATGCAGCAGCAGGCACCCGAAGCCTGGAAGGATGGTGCGGATGAACCCGGTTAAGCCTGCCGCGTTCCGGTTCCGGCCGTTCAGCCGCCGCCAAAAGCAGGTGCTTACCTGGTGGTGCAGCACCTCCCCTGTGCAGGCAGCGGACGGGCTGATCGCGGACGGGTCCATCCGCTCCGGCAAAACCGTTTCGCTCTCCCTCAGTTTTGTGCTGTGGGGCATGGCGCGCTTTAACGGCCAGAACTTTGCCCTGTGCGGCAAAACCATTGCCAGCCTGCGGCGCAACGTGGTGGGGGTGCTCAAGCAGATGCTGACCGCCCGCGGCTACACTGCCGCCGAGCGCCGGGGCGACAATCTGTTGATTGTTACCCGCGGGACCGTGACCAACTATTACTACCTGTTCGGCGGCAAGGACGAAGGCAGCCAGGACCTGATCCAGGGCATTACACTGGCGGGCGCGCTGTTTGACGAAGTTGCCCTGATGCCGGAAAGCTTTGTAAACCAGGCCACCGCCCGCTGTTCTGTGGACGGTTCCAAGTTCTGGTTCAACTGCAACCCGGAGGGGCCGGAGCACTGGTTCTACAAAAGCTGGATTTTGCAGGCCCGCGCCAAGAACCTGCTGTACCTGCACTTTACGATGGATGACAACCTGAGCTTGTCCGAGCCGATCAAGGCGCGGTACCGGGCACAGTACACCGGCGTGTTTTATGAGCGGTACATCCGCGGGCGCTGGGTGGTGGCCGAAGGTCTGGTTTATCCCTTTGTGGCAGCCAACCCGGATGCCTACCTGCTGCGCGGGCCGACCGCCGGGATGGATGGCCGCTTTTTTGTCTCGATCGACTACGGCACCCACAACCCGTGCAGCATGGGGCTGTGGTGCGTGCAGGCCAACCGGGCAGTGCGCATCAAGGAAAGTTACTACAACTCCCGCGAGGTCCAGCACCAGCGCACCGATGAAGAACATTACGCCGCGCTGGAAGAGCTGACCCGCGGTTACTATGTGCAGGAAGTGGTGGTGGACCCCTCCGCCGCGTCCTTTATTGAAACCATTCGCCGCCATGGGCGGTACATGGTGCGGGCTGCCGCCAACGATGTGCTGGACGGCATCCGGGTCACGGCCAGCCTGCTGCAAGCCGGGCGGGTGCAGATCCACGAAAGCTGCACAGATGCCCTGCGGGAGTTCAAGACCTACTGCTGGGACGACAAGGCCCCGCAGGATGCCGTCATCAAGGAGAACGACCACGCCATGGACGACATCCGCTATTTTTGTTATACCGTGCTGGCCCGCGAATACCGCTGGGCGGATTGGAGGAAGTGAAGATGTTCCAAAAGCTCTTGCGCTGGCTGCGCGCCCAGATCGGCACGCTGTTTGGCGATGCCCCCGGCGCAAACGACATTATCCTGTCCGGCCAGATGGAACATGCCCTTGCCCTGTGGGCCCAGATGTACGAGACGGGGGGCCCCTGGTGCACGGCCAAAAACGACCTGCACAGCCTGCATATCGCGGCCAGCGTGGCGCGGGAATTTGCCCGGCTGGTCACGATGGAGCTGAAAGTCAGCCTGTCCGGCTCTTCGCGGGCGGACTATCTGGCCGAGCAGCTGGCCCCGTTTCTGGACAAGCTGCCCAACTACACCGAGATTGCCTGCGCACTGGGCGGGGCAGTGTTCAAGCCCTATGTTTCCGGTGATCGGCTGCTGGTGGATGTGGTGCAGGGGGACTGCTTTTTCCCCACCACCTTTGACACCACCGGCCGCCTGACCGGGGCAATCTTCTCCGAGCAACTCAAACGCAAAAACACGATCTACACCCGCCTTGAGCGGCACGAATACGCCGCCGGGGTGCAGACCATCCAGAACAAGGCGTTTGCCAGTTCCGGCACGGCCAGCCTGGGGCAGGAGATCCCGCTGGCCGATGTTCCGGAGTGGGCCGACATTGCGCCGGAGGTGCGCATTGAGGTGGAGCGGCCGTTATTCGCCTACTTCCGCATTCCCCTTGCCAACCGCAATGACCGGCACAGCCCGCTGGGGGCCAGCGTTTACGCCCCCGCTGTGGATACCATCCACGATGCAGACGAACAGTTTGGCCGCCTGTTGTGGGAGTACGAGGGCGGCCAGCTTGCCATTGATGTGGACGCTGCGGCCCTGCGCCCCACCGGGGACGGTGGGTTCCAGATGGACCAGCGCAGCGGTCGGCTGTACCGCGGCTGCATGACCGGCAATGTGGCGGACCGCACACTGTTCAATGTGTTTGCGCCCGCCCTGCGGGATGAAGCCTATCTGCGCGGGCTGGACGGAATCTTGAAACGCATTGAGTTCCAGTGCGGCCTTGCCTATGGCACCCTGAGCGACCCCCAGAATGTGGACAAGACAGCCACCGAGATCATGGCAAGCAAGCAGCGCAGCTATTCCACCGTGAAAAGCATCCAGCACGCGCTGCAGGTGGCGCTGGATGACCTGCTGTACGCGATGAATGCCTATGCCGACCTGTACCAGCTGGCCCCCGCAGGCAGTTACACCGCCGTGTACAACTGGGACGACAGCATTGTAAACGACCCCAGCGAGCGCAAGCAGCTGTTCTGGCAGTATGTGCAGGCGGGCAAGTTCCCCATGCAGCGCTACCTGACCGAGTTTGAGGGCTACAGCCAGGAGGAAGCCGCCCAGATCGCGGCTGAAACCAGCGCCGAGAACAACGCCGATGAAACCCTGACCTTTGCCCCGTGAGGTGATGCCCCATGCTGACCCCTGACCAGCTGGATGCCCTGCCCCGCCGCTTTGTGCAGCTGTGGCAGCAGGTGGAAGACGACATTTTGCAGGACATTGCCCGGCGCATGAAAAGCCTGAGCGAGCCGGACCTGCTGACCCCAACGGCCATATGGCAGGCATGGCGGCTGGCCGAAACCCGCGCGGTGCGCAGCAACACCGTTGCCACCCTGGCCAGGTACACCGGCAAAAGCCGGGCGGAGATCAAGCGGCTGCTGGAAACCGCCGGGGCACAGACCCTGGCTGCGGACGATGCCGTTTATACGGCTGCCGGGCTGGACCCGCCGCCGGTCAACCAGTCCCCTGCCCTGCTGAACCTGCTGAATGCCGGGTATCGCCAGACCTGCGGCACCTGGCAGAACCTGACGGCCACCACCGCCAACACGGTGACCGGCGCGTTTGAGGACCGGCTTTCCCGCGCGTGGGGGCTGATCAGCACCGGAGCCCTGGATTACAGCACCGCCATCCGCCGCACGGTGGATGACCTGGCGGACACAATGCCGTACATCACCTACCCCAGCGGCCACACTGACACGCTGGAAGTGGCCGCCCGCCGGGCCGTGCTGACCGGCGTGAACCAGACCTGTGCGAAATTGCAACTGGCCCGCATGGAAGAGATGGACTGCGAGTTTGTGGAGGTGACCGCCCACGAGGGTGCCCGCCCCACCCATGCGGTGTGGCAGGGCCGGGTTTACCATCGCGGCGGTGCTGTGGTGCAGGACGGTGAGCGGTACGAGGATTTTGAAACCGCCACCGGTTACGGCACCGGACCCGGCCTGTGCGGCTGGAACTGCCGCCACAACTTTTACCCGTTCTACCCCGGTATCTCCGTGCGCAACTACACGGACGAACGCCTGGCCGAACTGGACGCCCGCACTATCCCCTACGGCGGCGGGCTGTACACCCGGTACGAGATCACCCAGATGCAGCGGGCGCTGGAACGCAAGGTGCGCAAGTACAAGCGCCGTTACCTGGCCGAGACCGCCGCCGGGGTAGATGCCAGCCAAAGCGCCGCCAAGCTGAAAGCCGCCCGGCAGCAGCTGAGTGCGTTCCTGGCAGAAACCGGGGAGAGGCTTGACGGCGCAAGGGCGGAGGTGCCGGGCTTTGGGCAAAGGGAAGCGAAACAGGCGGATGCGGCGGCAAGTGCCTTGCAATCCGCCCAAAACAATGCTACACTGAAAGAAATCAGCCTGGGGTACAAGGAGATTACCATCCAGAGCATTCAGCACATTCAGCCATTTGCCTGTGAGACGCTGGACGCCGCGGGCAGCCGTGCCCTTGCCAATGCCCACAAAAAGCTGCTGCTGGAAGCCCGAAAGGTTCCGCTTGGGATAGAAAAGGCCCGCTGTTACGGGCTGGATATGCAGCCCGTGAGCGGATATTTTACCGGCGAGCCGGAAGGAGGCGTTCACATCCCGAATTTCAGCACGCCTCACATTGCAATACACAACCATCCAAGTGGGATGACCTTTTCGCCAGAGGATATTCTTGGCTTTGCGAGCCGGGATTCGATGCAGATGCTGACGATTGTCGGCAATGACGGCAGTGTATATGCACTGGAAAAGACCGCCGCAACCGATTTGATCTCTCTAAAAATGGCTGCTCGCACGCTGAATCACACAGCAAACGACCCCACGATGCCCAAAACGGCTGTCTATAATCTTGTCACAGATTTTTTAATGGAGATTTCACAATATGGGGTACAATATTACACCAGAGGAAATTGAAAAAATGAAGGCATTCCTCAAAGAGCATCCAGTTGACCCGCAATATGAAGGTTTGCTGGATGGTAATATCCCGCTGGATCAGGTAGATGCACAAATCTACACATCACTCCTGAGGCAACTGGGCGAATTACCCGAATAACCCACTAACACTTCAACCACGATGCACCCGCACCGTGGTTTTTTCATGCCTGCTTTTGACCGCATGAGGTCAAGGCGGGCACTTTTTATACCCTTTTGCCCGGCTGCGGCAGGGCTTACACAGCCGCACAGACGGTGACGGCAACCACCTAAAAACGCCTATCTGACACCCTACACAGGAGGTAACACCCATGAAAACCGAAGATCTCAAAGCCCTTGGCCTGAATGATGAGCAGGTGCAGCGCGTGTTCGCCATGAACGGCGCGGACGTGAACCGCGAAAAGCAGGCCGCCGAAACGGCCAAAGCCGAGCGTGATGCCATCCGCACCCAGCTGGAGGAAGCCAACACCAAGCTGAAAGGCTACGACCCCGACTGGCAGCAGAAAGCCGCCGATGCCCAGAAAGCTGCTGACGCAAAAGTAGCCGAGCTGCAGGCAGGCTATGCCGCCCAGAATGCAGCTGCCGGGCTGCACTTTACCAGCGCCAGCGCAAAAAAAGCATTTATGGCCGACCTGGCCGCCAAGAAACTGCCCCTGCAGGGGGACAGCCTGCTGGGCTTTGACGACTTTGTAAAGACCTACCGCGAAAATGACCCCGGCGCGTTTGCCGCCGATACCAAGCCCGCGCGCATTGTGGCAAGTGCTACCGGCACCCCGGCAGCTGCCACCGGCCGCGAAGAAGCAAATGCGGCGATCCGTGCCGCGTTTGGCAAATGAAAGGAGTATAACCCATGCCCAATGTTATTGATCGTTCCCGCGCTGAAGCCCTGATTCGTGAGCAGGTCGTCAGCACCATTTTTCAGGATGCCCCCAAGCAGAGCGTTGTGATGCAGCTGGGCCGCAAGCTGCCCAACATGACCAGCAAGCAGACCCGCATTCCGGTGCTTTCCATGCTGCCGCTGGCCTACTGGGTCAACGGTGATACCGGCTATAAGCAGACTTCCCGCCAGGCGTGGGAAAACGTCTACCTGACCGCCGGTGAGCTGGCAGTCATTGTCCCCATCCCCGAAGCCGTTCTGGCTGATGCTGAGTTTGACATCTTGGGCGAGGTAACCCCGCGTGTCAACGAAGCCATCGGCCTGCGGGTGGACCAGGCCATTCTGTTCGGCATCAACCGACCGGCAGAGTGGCAGAACGACATTATCACCGTTGCCCGCCAGGCCGGCAACAACGTTTCCGGCGGCATCAGCTATGATTCCCTGCTGGGCGAAAACGGACTGTTTGCCAAGGTGGAGGATGCAGGCTACACCGTGGACGGCGTTGTGGCTGCCATGGGCGCCAAAGCGTCCCTGCGCGGCATCAAGGACACCAACGGCCACCCCCTGTACAAGAGCGATATGCAGGGCACCACCCCCTATGCCCTGGACGGCGCGCCGATCTACTTCCCGGAGAACGGCAGCTTTGATACCAGCGTTGCCCGCATGGTGGCCGGCAACTTCAAGCAGCTGGTGTACTCCATCCGCCAGGATGTGGACGTCAAGATCCTGGACCAGGCCGTGATCCAGGACCCCAGCACCAAGGCCATCATCTTCAACCTGGCCCAGCAGGACATGATTGCCCTGCGCATTACCTTCCGCATGGGCTGGGCTATGCCGAACCCCGCCACCCGCATGAACGAGAACCGCGTCAACGTGCCCTTTGCCTACATTGACGCCGCGACCGCCTACACCGACCAGACTGTGACCTTTACCGTCAAGGATAATGCCGAAAGCTCCCCCAATGCCATTGCCGGTGCAGCTGTCAATGTGAACGGCTCCATCCGCCTGACCGGCACTGACGGCACCGCAGTGTTCCACCTGCGCGCCGGTGAATATCCCTACAGCGTCAAGGCAGACGGTTACCGCCCGCAGACCGGCACCGTAACGGTTGCCGCAGCCGCCGTACCGGTTGCCGTCACCCTGCCTGCATCCAAGTAAGGGGGCTGCCATGTATGCTGATTTTACCGACTATCAGGGCACCTACTGCGGCACCCTGATTACCACCCAGGGGCAGTGGATGCCCGCCGTGCGGGAAGCCTGCGCTTATCTGGACAGCATCACATTTGGCCGCCTGAAGTGCGGGGCGCCGGTGGATGATACCGTAAAGCTGGCGGCTTGCGCGCTGGCGGATGTTGCCGCCCGCTACCAGGCCGCCAAGGCCGATGAGCGCAGCCGCCCCGGCCTGGCATCCTTTAACACAGACGGCTACAACGAAACGCTGAATACTGCCGTCCTGACCGCACAGTACACGGCAGACATGCAGGCGGCCGCGGATATTTACCTGCCGCGCAGCCATCCGCTGCGCTATGCGGGCCGGGATGGGGGAGGTGCGGCCCTTGTACGGCTGTGACCAGACCGTGACCCTGACCCACCTGCACTATGACGGCGATGCCGACCGGGACGTGAAAGAAGAAACCACCCTGACCGGCGTGAGCTGGTACGGGCAGGCAAAGTCCGCCGTGGATTCCACCGGCCTGCACGCGGCGCGGGTGTACAAATGCCGCATCCCGGAAAGCGCCGCCCCCGCTGGGCTGGACATTGCCCCCGGCGACACGATCACCTGCGGCACCGTGACCGCCACCGTGCTGGACGTGCATGACAACCGCGGCCACCCCGCGCCGCACTGGTATGTGGAGGCAAGCTGATGGGACTGAAATATGATGCCCGCCTTGACCTTTCCGCCCTTTCTGATGCCCTGGAAAAACGGGGGCTGACACCGGGCGGGAGGGTGCAGAAGGCGGTGGACGAAGCGGTGATCCGCTATTGTGACCCCAAGGTGCCATTCCGAACCGGCACCCTCAAGCACAGCGCCATCACGGCAAGCGCCATCGGGGACGGCATGATCGTGTACGCCACGCCCTATGCGCGCTACCTGTACTATGGCGAGGTGTACGGCCCCAACATCCCCATCTTTGAGGGCGGAGAACTGGCAGGCTTTTTCAGCCCGCCCCACAAGTACCCCACCGGCCGCCCGCTGACCTACAACGGCGCGCCGGACCGGGGCGCTTATTGGTTTGAGCGGGCCATGGCCGAACACAAGGATGACGTCATCCGCGAAGCCGCCGCCCTGGCAGGAGGAAGACCCGGAAAATGAACGTACTGGATGCCACCCGCGCCTGGATGCGTGCACAGTGCCCCCTGATCAACAGGCAGGACCTGTTCAACGCCAACTACCTGGGCGCAGAGCCGACCGAATACCCCCTGCGCACGGCCAGCGAGAGCCACCGCACCGACGTGCTGGGGTATGACCTGGCCGAATACAATCTGACCTTTGTGGCGCAGCTGCCATTTGGGCGGGAGCTAAAGCCCAACCTGGACGCTGCTGATTTTTTCGCCGCGCTCTCCGCCTGGATCCGCGGGCAGGAGCGCACCCACAACTACCCCGCTGTCAGCGGGTACCGCGTGACCAAAATCACGGCATCCAACGCCGGTGTGCCCACCGGGGCGGATGCCAACGCGGCCCGCTATCAATTACAAATCAAACTCTATCTTGAGGAGGAATAACCATGGCAGAAGCTGCTATCAACCTGACCGCCGGCCAAAAAGCTGACCGCAAACTGGACATGATCTTTGTGAACGTCGGCGGTTCCGGTACTGAGACCTGGGAACTGCTGGGCCGCGGCGTTGAGGACGCAAGCGTGGAATACAACCACGACACCGACACCGTGACCGACATCCTGGGCATTACGGACGTGAACGTGAGCGCCGCAAAGCCGGAGCTTGACCTGGACCCCTGCACCATCCGCGGCGGCCAGAAGCTGAGCGCCAAGCTGCTGGACATTGAGCGCCGCAACGCCGTAAGCGAGCTGAGCATGTTCGATGTGCTGCACGTCCACTGCTTCCTGGGGGCTGCTTCCGGCTCCTTCACGGCGGAAAAGCACACCGGCTGCACCATCGTGCCCCAGAGCCTGGGCGGCTCCGATTACGTCGGCATGCCGATGAACGTACACCTGTCCAACAACAAAACGCTGGGCACCTGCACCATTGCGGCCGGCGTGCCCACCTTCACGGAGGAATAAACAATGGAGCTGAACATTGACCGCGGCTTAAAAAGCTATGACGTCAAGGATGCGGACGGCACCCTGATCGGCACCATCCGATTCAACCCCTCTGACATCGGCCTGGCCGGCCGCATGGAGGAAGCCCGCGCCAAGATTGCCGAAATTACGGCCGCGCCCGTGACCGGTCCCGAGGATCTGGTGGAGTGGGACAGGCAGGTGCGCCACTGGTTTGATTACATCTTCGGCACGCCGGTATCGGATGTATTCTTTGCCGGGGTATCCAGCCTGGCTTTCTGCGAGGACGGCAGCCTGGTGGCCGAAGCCGTGCTGGATGCCGTCACCCCGATGCTGACCCAGGCGGTGGAAGCCGCCGCCAAGGCCAGCGCGGCCCGCATTGCCAGGCACGCGGACGCCTACCAGGGCAGCACCGCCGGGCTGGCCCCGGAGCAGCAGTGAGCAGCTGGAAGCTGCCCACCAGCGTGACGGTATGCGGGCAGGAGTTTGCCATCCGCAGCGACTACCGCGCCGTGCTGGATGCCATCTCCGCCCTGCGTGACCCGGAGCTGAGCCCGCAGGAACAGACCCTTGCCTGCCTGGAGATCCTGTACCCGGATTGGAAGCGCCTGCCGGACCTGAGTGCAGCAGCCCAGGCGGCCATGGTGTTTATCAACTGCGGCAAGCCGGTGGAAGCCGCCGTGCCAAAGCCCGCCCTTGTGGACTGGGACACCGACGCCGCCATCATGGCACCGGCAGTGGACAAAGTTCTGGGCTACAGCTGCCGCCGCTGCGCCTACCTGCACTGGTGGGAGTTCATCGGGGCATTTGGCTGCATCGGGGACGGCCAGTTTGCGCAGGTCGTCTCCATCCGCAATAAGCGCCTGCACGGCAAAAAGCTGGACAAAGCCGAGCAGGAATTTGTGCGCAGCAATCCCGATCTGGTCACCCTGCCCAAACACAAGCTGACCAGCGCGGAAGAAGAATTTTTCAAAAGTCTGGGGGTGTAATGTTTGGCTGATGGGTCGATCATTCTGGATACCAGAATCAACAATAAAGGCGCCTATGCCGAGCTGAAAGAGCTGCAGGCCAAGGCCAAGAGCACCGCCCAGCAGGTTGCTGCGCTGGACAGACAGATCAATACCGCAAACAGCAAGCATCTGGCGCTTGGGAAAGAGCTTTCCGATGCCCAGAGCAAGGCGGAATCCACGGCGGCAGAGCTGGAAAACGTGAACGAACAGCTGGACAGCTTTGTAAAACGCCGCGCCGAGATCGAGAAGCAGCGGAATCCATTGCTCACCCCGGAGACAGCAAACCTGAAAGCACAGGAGTTTGTGGGCCAGCATTTTGCCAGCGACGCGGCCAAAGCGTCGGAGCTTCAGGGTGCGCTGGACAAGCTGCAGCAGTCCATTCCCGGCCTGACGGCAAAGTATACCGAACAGGAAAGCGCGCTTGCCGGTCTGCAGGACCAGCACGCGGCGTTGGCCGCACAGCTGGCGACCGAAGAGCAGACGGTAACCCGCCAAAGCAGCCTGGCACAGTACCTGAACGGCGAAGATTCGATGCAGGCGTACTTCAACAAGCAGGCCGCGGGTATCGAAAAAGCGTATGCCAAAATTGAGGCACGCCAGAACAAAGCCTATGGAACCATGAACGAAACCGCCACGCAGCACGCGGAGCTCATTGTGGCGGAAACGCAAAAGGCCGTTGCCGCACAGGATAAGGCCGCCCAGGCCGCCGAGCAGCGTGCCGTGCGGGAACAGGCGGCCATGGCTATGGCTGCGTCGGGTAAATCCACAGCCACCGCAGGCAAATCCACAACGATGGCGGGGAAAGCCCAGATTGCCGCGACTGCCGTTGCGCGGACCTCCAAGGCTGTGGGGCAGCTTGGCCGTAGACTTGCAGGTATTGTGTCGGGGGCACTGGTATTTAACCTGATCTCCTCCGCCCTGCGCTCCGTGGTAAACGTGATGGGAACCACGATTGCCAAAACAAACGGGGTAAGCACCGCGCTTGGCAAGTTAAAGGGTGCCGCAGCCACTGCTGCCGCAGGGCTGGCTTCCGCGCTTTCCCCTGCGATTATCGGGTTGCTGAACCTTCTCACCTCTCTGATCAACGGCTTTCTTCGTCTGCTTTCTCTCCTGACCGGGAAAAGCATCTCCAGCATGAAGCAGACCGCCAAGGGGATCAATGCCGTTGGCAGCGCCGCCGGATCCACCTCCAAGCAGGCCGACAAGGCCAAGCGCAGCCTGGCCGGGTTTGATGAGATCGAGCGGCTGGATGCCAAGACAGGGGGCAGCGGCGGAGCAAACTATAATTTTGATCATATTGCCAGCCCTCTGGGCGGGATCACGGACAAGCTGAAGAACTTTTGGAGCACCTTCCAGACGCTGCTGGCCCCCAGCGTTGCCGCATGGAGCACCGCATGGGAACAGATACGGAACGCGGCCAGCGCCGTCTGGCCGGAGGTTCAACAGGCAGCGCTTGCTTTTTGGAACGAGGGGCTTTCCCCACTGCTCACCTATCTGAGCGGCACGTTTGCCCCTGGTGTGATCAATGCGTTTTCGGAAGCGTTTGCCCCCATTGTGGGCGGTGTTGCTTCCACTGCCATTTATGTCCTGGCCGACCTGTTCACCTGGGCATGCGGAATTGGCACGGACGCCATCAATGGTGTGCTGATCCCTGCGCTTGACCTGCTTTTGCAGATCTGGCAAGACCTGATGAGCGGCATCAAAACCGCCTGGGATACTTACGGGCAGCCCCTTATGGACGGTGTGATCCTTGCGTTCCAGAATCTGGAGAATCTGGCCACCCTCCTGTGGGAAACCATTGTCAAGCCAATCCTGCAGAACCTGATCAGCGTTCTGCAGCAGTTGTGGTCCTACCACCTCAAACCCCTGTGGGATGACATTCTTTTGCTGGTGGCAAGCGTTGCCAACTGCCTGCTGGACCTGTGGAACAACCTACTGGCCCCGGTGGCCAAGTGGATCATCGCCACGTTCGGCCCCGCGTTTGCTGAGGTATTCAACGCCATTGCGGACGTTGTTGGCGTGGCCGTTGGTGCTATTGCGGATGCCATCGATCTGGCCGTTGTTGTGCTGCGTGGGTTGGCGGACTTTTTAAGCGCCGTGTTCCGCGGCAACTGGGATGCTGCCTGGCAGGCCATCGGCAACACGGTCAGCACCGTCTGGGACAAGATGACAAACGCCATCAAAACCGCCGTCAACGGCATCATCGGCTTCATCAATCGGATGATCTCCGCCGTTGTCACCGGCATCAACACGGTCATCAACGCGCTGAACGGGTTGTCGTTCGACCTGCCGGACATATTCGGCGGCGGGCATGTCGGGTTTAATATCAGCACCCTGACCGCCCCGCAGATCCCCTACCTGGCACAAGGCGCGGTCATCCCGGCGAACCGGGAGTTTCTGGCCGTGCTGGGCGACCAGAGCCACGGCACCAACGTGGAAGCTCCGCTGGATACCATCAAGCAGGCTGTGGCCGAAGTCATGGAAGATTTGCAGGCAGGCCAGATGGCGGGCTTTGAAGCCGTGGTTTCCGTGCTGCGGGAGATCCTCTCCGCCGTGTACGGCATTGAGCTGACCGACGAGGACGTAGGCCGCGCCGTACAGCGCTGGCAGCGCAAACAGCTGACTGCCACAGGAGGTGTGTAACATGACCCTGACCAATCTGTTCCAGATCGATGGCAAATCCCTGTACGCACCGGACTGCGACATCGAACCGAGCTATTCCGACCTGGATTCCAGCGATTCCGGCCGCGACGAAGCCGGGTACATGCACCGCGAAGTGGTGCGGGAAAAGGTTGCCACCTGGCCCATCGCCTACAGCTGCCTGACGGACGACGAATACAAGTACACCATCGGGCTGTTTGCAGGCAAGGCAACGTTTCAGTTCACCCATCCCAAAGCCGGTTCTTCCACCGAGACCGAAACCACCACCTGCTACTGCAGCAAATACGGCATCGCCTGGCATAACGCCAAGACGAAACAGTGGAAGAACCTTAAATTTAACATTATTGAATGCTGATTGAGAGTTAGAAGGTAGGAAGTAGGAGTTAAAACGGGCCTAAGGTCCGGCATTGTAGGGAACGGTCTTGACCGTTCCGGGGCTTTGGGGCGGATTCCACAACGGGATTTATTGCAAGGCGACGGGCGCACACTGTGCGCCCCTACGGGATTGCGGCCCAATTTTCAACCCGTGCGCGCACGCGCACACCATGAACTCCTAACTCCTCCCTTCTAACTCCTAACTAAAACCAAAGGAGGTGTATATTTGCTCCAACCAATTCTCACTCTCCCAAGCGGCACCGAATTAAAGGGCGGCTCCCCCGGCAGCGCGGTGAAGAGCCTTACCCTGCACACTGCGGTGAACTCCGGGCAGGAATTTACCATCGGCTCTGCGTTTTCGGACTACATTGAAGCCGAAATCTGGGCGGACCCGGGCGGCAGTTTACAGATCACTGCCGGGGATGCCCTGACCTACTACCGGCAGGACGATGCCGGGAGCCGCACCAAGGTGAGCGTTTTCTATGCTGAAAAGCCCACCCGCACCAAGCGCAACAGCTACAAGATCACGGCCTACGACACCATGTCCAAGCTGGATGCGGACTTCTCCGGCTGGCTGCGGGCCAATCAGGCACAGTTCCCCAAAACTATCTGGCAGCTGGTTCAGCTGGCCTGCCAGCGGGCGGGGGTTACGCTGGCCAGCAGCAGCCTGCCCATCAATGGCAGCTACAGCGTGCAGGCGTTCTATGCGGATGATTTAACCTGCCGACAGATTATCTCCTGGGCGGCGGAAGCAGCAGGCTGCTACGCCCACATGAATGCAGACGGCAAGCTGCAATTCTTGACCTACACAGACAAGCGCAGCACTGTTAAAATCACCCCGGACGGTGCCAGCAACAGCACCGCCTATTATGCTGACAGCCTGAGCTACGAGGACTACACGGTCAAGGCCATTGAAAAAGTCCAGATCCGGCAGTCGGACAGTGACGTGGGGGTCATCTACCCCGACAGCACCACTGCCACCAACACCTATGCGGTGCAGGGCAATCTGCTGCTGACAACCGGCACCGAAGCCAACCTGAAAAGCGTTGTCCAAAACCTGTACAACGTGCTGAAAAACGTGACCTACACCCCCTGCAAAGTGGCCGTGCCCAGCAGCTCCGGCCTTGCCTGCGGGCAGATCGTGCACGTTAAGGACGCGCGCGGGCGGGAGTTCGACACCTACCTGATGAGCGCCACAATCTCCTCCGGCAAGGCAAGCTTTGAGAGCGTGGGCAGCGCCAGCCGGGAAAGTTCCAGCGCCGTGAACAGCCAGAGCTACAAGAACCTGACTGGCAAGATGCTGGAGATCAAGACCAGCGTGGACGGCCTGGAAGTAAAGGCCAGCGACCTGACCGGCAAGTACACCGACCTGAAAGCAACGGTGGACGGGCTTTCCTCTGAGGTGAAAAAAGACACCAAAATCACTGGCGGCGGCAACCTGATCCTGGGCAGTGAGAGCTTCAAGAACGCCAAGCTGCAAGGCAACGCGGTCAGCGGCAGTTCGGTTACGTACAACGATACCGGCAGCGCGACCGTGACAAACGCAAACTCCAATCGGTATTTTGTTTTCAACACCGTTGGCGCTCGCATTACCAAAGGCGTTACCCTGTGCCTGTCCGTCATGTACAAGCCAATTTCCGGCACCGACGGGTTGTGCCTGAGCCTTATATATGCCGCCGACAACGGAAATTCTTACTATACCAGCATAACAACCGAAAACCAGATTGAAATTAAGCAGACAGACGGCTGGGTGCTGCGGTATGGCACCTGGACACCCAGCAACACCGGTATTCTGAAAACGGTCGAGCTTGGCTGCGGCAGCATAAGGGCGGGGCTTGGCGGCAGCTACACCAACAAGTTTTCGCTGCTTCACCCCATGCTGCAATACGGCAACGCCCCCACCGCGTGGAACGCCAGCTCCGGCGACTATCTGACCCAGGAAAGCGCAAAAAGCCTGTTTTCCCAGACCGCTGACGAGATCAAAACCGAAGTCACCAAGTCAGTGACTGAAACGGTAACGGCCAACGTGAAGGACACCGCTACCAGCGCTGCCAATGATGCCGTTGACAGCAAATTGCAGGATTACGCCACCACCGCAACGGTGGAGAGCCTGAAAAAGGATGTCTCCAGCATCAGCCAAAAGGCGAATAGCATCAGCACAAAAGTCAGCAGTCTGGAAGAAACGACAACAACCATTTCCAACGACCTGGACAGCACAAAGCGGGAATTCAAAACCGTTAAAGAATCAGTATCCGCGATCGACCAGAAAGCCGACAGCATTACCCAGACGGTAACGCAGCGGATCACCGGCGGCAACAATATTATTGTGGGCACCGACGACTGGAACAATGCGACACTGGATGCAGGCGGCAATGACCTGAGCAAAAAAGGAACATACACGATCAGCGGTGAATCCGTCCGGGTGACCAATAAAGCGCGGAACACCCGCTTCCACTTTGGTGCGGATAAGTCACTGGTTATTGCAAAAGGCATGACCTATTGCGCATCCGTGCTGTACAAGCTCAATTCAGGCACAGACAGTCTGTTCCTGCAATTTGAAACAAAATCTTCCAGCGGCGCAAAAAGTTATTACGGCTCCGCGTTCAAGCAGGCCCAGCAGGACATTGAGCTGGACAACGGCTGGAAGCTGCGCTGGGCGGCGTTCACGGCGACCGCGGACGGCTATGCAGACGGTCTGTTTGTGAGTACCGCGAACGATAACGCCACCGTTACCAACGATCTGACCATCATGCACCCCATGGTGCAGATGGGCAACGCCCCCACTGCCTGGACGGCCAGCACCGGCGACTATCTGACCGCCAACGAAACCAAAACCGAGATCAAGCAGACTGTGAACGAAATTAAGCTGACGGCCAGCACAAGCGGAACCAGCAGCACCATCAAGCTGACGGCAGGCGGAACAGAGATCACCAGCGCACAGATCAACCTATCCGGCGTGGTGACATTTTCGGATTTGAGCACCTGGAACCAGGACAAGACAATCATCAACGGCGGCAACATCACGACCGGGCAGCTGCATAACCTCAACTATACCACCGTTTACGACCTGGACAACGCCTGGATTCGCATGGGCACCGAGGCCGGTGAGCGCGTATTTTTGGACAACCGGCACATCGCATGGTATGCCACCATCAACACTGGCAGCATCGGCCTGACCGGCGTGCTGTACTCAGAGGCGGGCAGCTCCTACATTGGGGCGTGCAGCAAGTATGCCAAGTACGGCTGGGTCAACGGACTCGACCCCACATCTTACGTTGGGATGCAGATCACCTACAACCGCAGCGATGACAGCGACGCCGATTTTAATACGACCCGCGTTGGCGTGAGCGGCAAGCTCAACGTGCACAACCTAGACGTTTGGGGCGAGAAATCCCGCGTGGTAAATACCAGCTTCGGCGTGCTGAAAATGGCCGCGTTTGAAACGCCGCTGCCGACCTTTGCGGACTGGGGACGCGGCGAATGCGGGCCGGACGGCTGGTGCCTGATTGCCCTTGACCCACGCTATGCGGAGACCATCGCTCAGTATGGGCAGCCCGCCTGGCTGCTGACGGATTGCGATGGAACCGGCCACCTGTGGGCCGAAAACTGCGGCCAGTATGCCATTATACACGGCGCACCGAGGCAGCAATTTGCATGGCTCTGCATGGCCGCCCAGCGCGGCTATGAGGGCAGCTATGCCGACCGCAGTGACAGCAGCTACCCTGCCGGTGATCCGGCAGGCATTGAGCTGGCCGCCAGCACCGCCGCCCGCGCCCAGGATGAAAGCACCATCGCCGCAGATGACCTGTTAGCTATGGACACCGGCGCAGATGAAACCGCAGACATTCTTTTGGATGAATCGGAGAGATTAACATGAAGAAATTATCTGGCGTAGCGGTCGTTACGACCGCCGAAGGCGAACGCGTGAGCTACACATACATGGAACTGGACGACAACGGCAACATCACCAGCCAGAACAACCGGGGGTCTTTTGTGGCCCTTGATGAAGAGGTTCTGGCGGCCATTGCCACGCTGAAAAATGCCGTGAACGCGCGGCTGTAAAGGAGGATACCCCCCATGACTGACAACAAACGCATTAAAGAATGCAAACGCAAAGTTATTGCCGCAATTAACGAAGCAACGCTGCCGTTTGCCGTCACAGAGTTGATTTTGGAGAACGTTTTGAACGCCGTGCGTGAGAACATGGCGGCAGAGGAAATGGCAGCGGCGAACCAGCCGAACCAGGAGAAAAACGAATGAAACAGGGAACGCAATTTGTGCTGCCCGTGGAAATCGGCATGAGCCTGGACGAGATAAGCCGGATCGAATTTGTATTTAAGCAAAAAAATTATAATGGCTTCCCGGCTATCAAATCCAACGTCTGGCCGGATGACTGCACCCGGCAGGAAGGGCAGAACATCATCCTTATCCCCTGGACGCGGGCGGAGACATACAAATTCATGGGCGGCGAGACGCTGTACATGGACACCCGCATCACGTTGCGGGACAGCGCTGACCAGCCGCAGACGGAAATTTTGGCGCTCAAAATGAGCCCGACCTTATTCCAGGAGGTTGATGGTGCATGATCCAGGTGCGAGTGGCCCAACAGCACGCCGTATCGGTGCGCATTACAGGCACCGCAGTGGTTAGCGCGCCGGAGTATGCAGGGCCATATGACATCACGCCGTTGCTCTCGGCGCAGACCCTGCCCACCGCAAAGCGGTTATTGCAGCAGAACATAACAATCAAAAAGATACCTCAGTACGAGGTAACCAACGATTCCAACGGTTACACACTGATTATAGGAGAGGAGTACTACAATGCCCAATAAATACGTAAACAAGGTTGTTATCGGCAAGGAAACGAAGCTTGACCTGACTGCCGATACCATTACCCCGGACAAGCTCGCAAAAGGTATCACAGCGCACGACAAGTCCGGCGCCCCTATTACCGGTACCAGCACGAAAGACGCGGATACCAGCGATGCTACCGCAGCTGTGGCGGAGGTTTTGAACGGGAAAACATTCTACGCGCGTGGCGCTAAAATGACCGGCACAATGCCCAACAACGGCGAAGTCAACGGTGAAATCAGCACCGTTTCTGGTAAGTACACCATTCCAATGGGCTTTCATGATGGCGCGGGCGGAGTGACTATCGCAGCGACCGAACAGGCCAAGCTGGTGCCCACAAATATCCGCGAGGGCGTTACGGTCCTGGGCGTGAAAGGCTCTATGAGCGGCAGCGAAGGTATGAAGCCGCAGGCCAAGAGCGTTACGCCGACCTTTGAGCAGCAGGTTGTGCTGCCCGACAAAGCGTATAACTGCCTGTCCCAAGTTACTGTGCAGGCGATCCCGGCCACATACGTTGATAATGCGGCTGGCGGCCAGACGTTGACGATCGGAGGCTGAGCATGGCCGTAAACAAGGTTGTTATCAATGATGAAGTTGTCCTCGACCTGACCGGTGATACGGTGCAGGCTGCCGACCTGCCGAAAGGGGTAATCGCCCACAGTGCCACAGGGGACAAAGTCACCGGAACCACAAACTATGCCGGTTCCAGCAACGCAGGCGGCTCCGCAACGAGCGCCGAAAAACTAAATAACAGACTGACCATCAAACTGAACGGAACCAGTCAGGGCGCATGGGACGGCAGCAGCGCAAAAACCATTGACATAACGGCAGCCAGCGTTGGCGCGACAAACGTTACGCTCAGAAGGTGGTGACAGTTGCATGGGTGTGTATTTAGGCAGCAATGCCGTTGACATGCAGGGCGGCTTTGTGACCGGTGGTGCCAGCGGCGCTGTTTTGCAGAGCAAAACGGTTAGCCCCAGTGAGAGCGCACAGACGATCAAGGCAGACAATGGCTATGACGGTTTGAGCCAGGTTACAGTAAATGCAGTATCGAGAACTTATGTGGGAAGCGGCGTAACGAAAAAGAGTGCTGCGACTTATACACCATCGACCAGTAACCAGACGATTGCCGCAAGCCAATATTTAAGTGGTGCTCAAACCATTAAAGGTGATGCAAACCTTGTGGCCGGAAACATCAAAAGCGGTGTAAGTATTTTTGGCGTGACAGGAACTTATGCCGGCGGCGGGAGTTCCGGCGGCAGTGGCAATAACAATGTGGAGGCTTATGCCATTACGGACACCAACCCCAGCGTTAGTTTTAGGCGTACTGACGGGGCAATTAAGATTTGGGGCTACGGCACCATAACCAGTTCCGGCGGCTGGGGCCAGCAGACTACGAGCCTGATCGCGTTTGCGGGCGACAAGTACTACAAGAGCGCCATGTACGGCGGCCCAAGCAGCACCGGTCTGAGCCTAAGCATCAGCAACGGCAAGCTCTCCGGCCTGCCGAGTGGACTGACGGCGATCAGCGCGATTGTAACGAGAGGTATATGATTATGGCAACTGATACAAAGCTGGACAGCCTGGTGATTAACTACCTGTCGCAAGCCCAGTATGATAATGCTAAGCGTGAAGGAACGCTGCACAGCAACCAGATCTATATGACACCGGCCTCCTCCAGTACCTATCCTGCCGCTACCAGTTCAACCCTGGGTGGTGTGAAATTAAGTGATTCGACCAGTTCAACAAGTTCGACCAATGATGGTATTGCGGCAACACCGGCGGCGGTGAAGAAGGCCATCGCAGAAGCAAAACTTGCAGCCTGGCCGGTTGGCAGCATTTACATGAGCGTAAGCAGTACAAGCCCGGCGACTTTGTTTGGCGGTACTTGGGAAAGAATTTCTGAACGCTTTTTGCTTGGCGCTTCTAGTAGTTATCCCGCAGGTGGTACTGGGGGTGAATTCGCCCATACACTTACACAAAGCGAGCTACCGAATTATTCGTTGTCTGTGACCAACGGAAGCAACGTAATACGCTCCAAAACCGGAAACTCTGCGGATGCGTATGTTCAAACGCAATCAGGCGGCTGGGGTATCCCGAACTGGGAATCCAAAACCGTAACAGTCGCCTCCGGCGGTTCTGGGAAAGCCCACAACAACATGCCGCCCTATCTGGCGGTTAATATGTGGAAGAGAACAAAATAAGGAGAATAAAGATGCGGCTGAAAAATGGAGAAGTATGTTTTAGGTGGCCCCTGGCCCAGCACATTATCACCGCCGGCTGGCTCTACAATGATGGCAGCCTGCACCGGGCGCTGGATTTCCGCGCGGCGGTGGGCACGCCGGTATATGCCGCAGAGGGTGGCACGGTGGAGATGGCCTACCGCTGGAACGGCAAGCGCACCCAGGGGGATACCAACAGTTACGGCAACATGATCAAGCTGCGCCATGCGGATTACCGCGGCGGCCGGCTGGAGACGCTGTACGCCCATTTGAGCAAACTCTGCGTGGCCCAGGGGGAGACGGTATACGAGGGCCAGCTGATCGGCTACAGCGGCGATACCGGCAACTGCTATGGAGCACACCTGCATTTTGAGGTGCGGTGGAGAGGCAACCGCACCAACCCGCTGAACTGGTTGGACAACGATTTCAGTACGGCCAGCGGCGCGGTAAAATTGGGCAGCTACAGCAGCGTAGCGCACAATATGAAGGAAGTGGAATACATGAATTATGCAATCGACGTGTCAAAACACCAGGGCAAATTTGACTGGCAGGCAGCCTATAACAAGGGCATCCGCCATGCCATGCTGCGCGCCGGGTATGGTCGTTACAGCAGCCAGAAAGACCCCCAGTTTGAGCGCAACGCGGCTGAGTGTGCCCGGCTGGGCATCCAGTACGGCGTGTACTGGTACAGCTACGCTAGTACCCCGGCGGAAGCCCGCCAGGAGGCCCGCTGCTGCCTGGCCGCGATCAAGGGCAAGCATCTGTGTTTGCCAGTGGCGTATGACATTGAGTATGAGCCGTGTATCTTACGTCTGACCAATGCCCAGCGCACGGCACTTGTACAGGCCTTTTTGTCGGAGATTGAGGCCGCAGGGTATTACGGCATCCTGTATGCTAGCTGCGATTTTATCCGCAATCGGTTGGACCACAAGTTCCTGTCCAAATATGATATTTGGGTAGCGCAGTACAGCAGCAAGTGCACCTGTCCCCTGCCGTATGGCATCTGGCAGTATTCCAGCCGCAACGCGCTGGGCGTGCCCGGCTACGGCGCCAGCCTGGACTGCAACCGGGTCTATAAGGACTATGAGCAGCTGATGATCCAGGCGGGCCTGCAGGGCCACACCGCGCCCACCCCGGAGGATACCACCCCCAACAAGCTGGACAAGCAGCGGATTACTATTGGCCGTATCTCCAGCGGCGACCGCGCAACCATCCGCGCCCTGTGCGAGGGGCTGGGGCTGATTGCAGCCGGTCTCTACCGCGAAACCTGTGCGGATGGCAACCAGTGGATGCTGGACATCGGCCCGGTATCCAGCGGCGACGCCTGGTACATCATGCGCAAGTGTGCGGAGCTGCAGCTGATTGACGCAGGGCTGTATAAGGCCGAATATGTGGGGTGATGCAGTGAAAAAACTATTTATTTCTCAGCCGATGCGCGGCAAGACCGATGAAGAAATCCTCAAAGAGCGCAAGGTGCTGATTGCCGATGTGTACATGAAAACCCATGACGAGGTTGAGGTCATCAAATCCTTTTTCGAGAGCGCCCCGACTGACGCAACGCCGCTGTGGTATCTGGGCGAAAGCCTCAAGCTGCTGGGCACCGCTGATTTTGCAGTGTTCGCCCCTGGCTGGCAGGACTATCGCGGGTGCCGCATTGAACATGACGCGGCTGTCCAGTACGGAATTCCTATTGTGGAGGTATGAGCATGGTTGCTATCATCGTTGCCATGATCACCGGCGGGCTGAGCCTGCTGGGGGTGGTTATCACCAACATGATGGCTGCCCGCCGTACCGAACAGCGCATGGCCACCGCGCAGGCCGTGACTGATACCAAAATTGAAGAGCTGACCCGCGAAGTCCGCGCCCACAACAACTTTGCCCAGCGGGTGCCGGTGCTGGAAGAACAAATCAAGGTTGCAAACCATCGGATCGCGGACCTGGAAAACAAAACTGCTTGAAAATCACACACAGAGACCTAGGAGGAAAAATCATGGATTTTGCATCTTTTGGCATCGCATCCGTTGCCTGCATCACCGTTATCTGCTACCTTGCCGCAACGGCTGTCAAACAAACGCCGCTTGCCAACAAATGGCTGCCGTCCATCTGTGGTGCCCTTGGCGGCCTGCTGGGCCTGGCCGCCATGTACATCAACGTGCCGGACTTCCCGGCCGCTGATCCCCTGACCGCCCTGGCCGTGGGCATTGTTTCCGGCCTGGCTGCGACCGGCGCGGATCAGGTTATTAAGCAGATCGGCAAAGACAGCTGACCGGCAAGTTAAATAATCCATAATTAAAGCGGCGGGCTTTCCCTCTTTTCAGGGATTGCCCGCCGCTTATTTTTTTTTATTTTTGCTAGTCTTTTTGCTGGTCTTTTTGCGCATTGTACCACGTTAAAAACTCACCAAAGAGGCGCTGCTCTGCCTCTTTGCGGGCGGCAATGGCTTTATTTTTGTCGGCGCCGCAATACAGGTGGTACCGCTCCCCCTTAAAATAGATGTATGCGACATATTTTCCGTCTTTTCTGCACGACACACCGCGCACGCCTGTGGTGTTGTTCCGTTGGGCTTTGCTCGATGATATTCGGCTAACGTTGGTGCCGTCAACCTGCCCGAGCTTATCGGCAATGGGTTTGGTGGTCAGGTTGCGGTTTTTTATGCACCCGCAGCTGATCTGCTTGGAGTGGGCGATGGTACGGCTCGGCAGCTCCACGATTTTACCGCAGTTAAGGCAGCGGCAGCGGAAAACCCGGTTGCCGTCTTGCCTCTTCGCAGTCGGCTCGATAACGTACAGATAGCCAAATGTTTGCCCGGATAAATCCTTAAACGGCGGCATGGCTTAGCCCTCAAGGTAGGCACGTAGCGCAGCGCGTACAACTTCGCTGCGGTTGCCGCCGCCCGCAGTGACACGGGCGTCCAGCTTGTCCAGCAGCTCCTGCGGTAGCAGGACGTTGAGGCGGGCATCCTCTACCACCTCGCCAAACGCCGCCTCGTAGGTGTTGCCGTCAAGGTACTTCTCTGCCCACTCGCGGGCGTCGTCCTCGGTGATGGGGGTGATCTCCTCGCCCCAGCCCCAGTTGCCATCCTGTTTGGGGAAACCGTTGCCGTAGTTGTGTATAAAATACTTGCCCGCCTTGGTGCGGTATAAATCTTGTCCGCGATAGTAGATGTCATTGGGCAAGAAATTGTTTTCGTGAACACCGAGCCGCTGGGCGGTTTCGGTGTTGTAGCGGCTGCCGTTGATGATCTTTTTCATGGTGTGGCTCCTTTTTTATATTACATCTGCTTTGCGTCAAAAAGCGACGATACGGATACGATCTCAAAGGGGATTTCTTCGCGCTTGCCGGAGCTGGTCGGTGCGGTTATGGTCAGCGCCTGCAGCGCCTCGTCAATGGCTTGATCATAGTCGCCTGTCACGCGGATGGCGGGGACGAAGGCAAGGACCAGATCGATGTTGCCGTCCTTGGCTTTGTAGTCGGAGCGGATGCCGCCCGGCACAGCGTGGATGAAGTCGGGCAGGGAAACCGTCACGGCTTTGTGGTGCGGTATGCCTTTGGGTTCGTGACCTTCGTAGCTCCAGCCTTCCGGCAAGCGAAAGTTTCTGTAGGTGTCGTTCTGTACGGCGGTGAAATAGGCGTTTTCGGCGGGGGTGTAATTGCCGGTGCGGTGGGATGCCAAAGCGATGGTGATGATAATCTCGGTAGTCATAGTGTTTTCTCCTTTGTTTGTGTGGGGTGTTTCGTATCTCTTATGTTGTACTTATTATAGCGCAGATAATATTTAATGTCAATGTGTATTTACAAAAAATATTATTTTATGTCAATAGGAGACTTTGCCGCCACCGCGGTCAAGCAGACCCCGCTGGCCAACAAATGGCTGCCGTCCATCTGCGGCGCCCTTGGCGGCCTGCTGGGCCTGGCCGCCATGTACATCAACGTGCCGGACTTTCCCGCCGCTGATCCCTTGACCGCCCTGGCCGTGGGCATTGTTTCCGGCCTTGCGGCTACCGGTGCGGATCAGGTTATTAAGCAGATCGGCAAAGGCAACTGA